CGGATCTTATGTCCCTACTAAAGAAATGGGAGGCGGCTCTGGTCTCAAATATGCGGCCTCTACAATCATTTATCTCAGCAAAAAAAAGGAAAAGGATCAGAAAGAGGTTGTTGGAAACATTATCAAAGCTAAGACGGCTAAATCAAGACTCTCAAAAGAAAACAAAGATGTAAACATACGTCTCTATTATGATGAGAGAGGACTTGATAGGTACTACGGTCTCCTAGAATTAGGGGAGCTTGGTGGCCTGTGGAAAAATACTGCAGGTAGATATGAAGTTAATGGTAAAAAAATATATGGTAAAGAAATACTAAAGAATCCTACAGAATATTTTACTGATGATATAATGGAAAAACTTGATGGCATTGCCAAAGAATATTTCTCCTATGGAACGAATTGAAACCACTATCATCAGGAATCTAATATTTAATGAAGAGTATTCACGTAAAGTAATTCCTTTTATTCAACCAGAATATTTTGAGCAAAGAACAGAGAAGGTAATATTTCAAGAAATAGTACAATTTATAACTAAGTATGATTCTGCTATCACTATTGAAGCACTCAATATTGAAACTGAAAATAGATCAGATCTTACTGAAGATGAAATAAAACAGGTTAGAGATATTAATAATTCTCTGACCGACTCTGTTGTTGATAGACAATGGTTACTTGATTCTACTGAGAAGTGGTGTAGGGATAGAGCAATTTATCTTGCACTTATGGAATCAATCCATATTGCTGATGGTAATGATGAGAATAAGAATAGGGATGCTATTCCTTCTATTCTTTCTGATGCACTAGCAGTATCGTTTGATAATAATATTGGTCATGATTACTTAAACGATTATGAGGAACGTTATGATATCTACCACAGAAAAGAAGACCTCATCCCATTCGACTTGGAATATTTTAACAAGATTACGAAGGGTGGTATACCGAATAAGACTCTCAATATTGCTCTCGCTGGTACTGGTGTTGGTAAATCTTTGTTTATGTGCCATGTCGCTTCTTCCGTCCTCTTACAAAATAAGAACGTACTATACATTACGCTTGAGATGGCTGAAGAAAAAATTGCAGAGAGAATTGATGCTAACCTTCTCAATGTTCCTATACAGGATATAGTTGATCTTCCTAAACCTATGTTTGAGAATAAGGTTAATAATATATCTAAGAAAACACAAGGAACATTAATTATAAAAGAGTACCCTACTGCATCTGCTCACTCTGGACATTTTAAGGCATTGTTAAATGAACTAGCATTGAAAAAGTCATTTAGACCTGATATAATATTCATAGACTATCTTAATATTTGTGCCTCATCCAGATACAGAGCAGGAAGTAATGTTAACTCCTACTCATACATCAAAGCAATCGCAGAAGAATTACGGGGTCTCGCAGTTGAGGCGAACGTTCCGATTGTATCTGCCACTCAAACTACTCGCAGCGGCTTTGCTAGTTCTGATGTTGATCTTACTGACACCTCTGAATCTTTTGGACTCCCTGCTACTGCTGACCTTATGTTTGCCCTTATTTCTACAGAAGAGTTGGAGGGTCTGAATCAAATAATGGTTAAGCAATTGAAGAATAGGTACAATGATCCTACAATCTTTAAGAGATTTGTTGTGGGTATTGATCGTGCTAAGATGAGATTGTATGATGTAGAACAAAGTGCTCAAGATGATATACTTGACAGTGGACAAGAAGAAGAGTATAATCCTATTGAAGAAAAGAAACCTAAAAAATCTTTCGCTGAATTTAAGTTCTAATGACAAAACAAGTAGATACTCAAAAATATACTGAGTTTGTAGACGCAGTAACATCTCAAGAATCAAAGGATTATATTTCATTTAATTCTAGATGCTTTGGGATACAATCAGTAGAGAGTGGTGACGGATTACCTGT